TGCAAGGTTGTCAATTGCCATACGAACGTGGCCGTTCATCAGCATCTGTGCGTCTTCCATGTTCTCCGCAACACCAACGCCCCAGATTTGATAGGGATTGATTTCGAATGGAAAAGCCTGATACGGAATACGTGCTGGGGTGAACGGGTTTACGACGCAGCGAAGGATCATTGTACCGCATACCCAGATGTTGACTTGCATCTGGTCAAACTCTGACATGTCTTCAGCACCCTCTAGTCCGACTTCTTTTGCGAACTTAGAGTCGAGGACGCCCCAATATTCTAGGACTTCGTAACGGTTCTCAGAGATGTGAGGTTCGGTTTCGTCCTCACGGATTGTGTCCTCATAGTATTTATCTTCGTAGTTTGGCCCCTTTGCGAGGCACTCTTCAATTGCTTGGGCGTCAAAGTGAGGACGCATAACAAGGCTACGAAGCTGCTGTCGATTCATGCGGTGACGTTCGATGACGTACTCGCAGTCCTCTACAGACGTGGCGGATGGATCAGGATGAAAGTCCCACACTGATACGTGTTCGATGCGAGGGACCGTACGCTCGTAGGGGTCGTACTCCCGCTCTCCCTCTTCATTCATCTTCCAGTTGTGAACACGCTTGTAGAAGTTGAATGGTCCCTTGACAATACCTGTGCCGAACAGAGACGACTCAAAGATAGCCTTGCGAAACTCGCTGACGGCATTTGTGTCGAGCAACTGATCGTGGATACACTTCTCCATCTTCCGTGCCTGCTCTTTTGCAGGCTCGAACTGCGGCTCTCCTGCGCGGGACTTGCCCGCTAGGATCATATCTCCGAAGTCTTTGCCGTAGGAACCCAGACGATGCGGCTCATTGGCTTGCATCGCTCCGGGTGCAAGTTCACGACCATCTCCCGGAAATCCGTAGGGATCACTGGGTGCTTGGGTTGCTTCGTCTAGGGGCGTACGCATATGAGCAAACTGCTCAATGCCTTCCGGCATCGGAGTTGCTTCTACTACAAGTGGGAACTTCTTGTTGGCAAACAGAATGTCGATAATCTGCCCGTACGCAGCAAGGACCTTTGTCTTGGTGATCTTGATGAACACCTTAGACTTCTCGCTGTCGCGGTACTGCGTCGTACTATCGTAGATTCCACGAAAGTTTTTATACGCCTGCAGCCATCGCTGTTCGTATGAGAACCGTCCGTTTTCTGCGTCGTCAAACTTAGCCTTGATGTGGCCCGCAAGTCCGGGCATCTGCTCATCAGGGTTTATAATCGGAATCGCTCGTTCGTCGTCCGGCTCTAGGAAATTATCGGCCATGTCGCTTCCTTAGTAGTCGCGTTCGTCTGCCATCTTAAACAGGGAAGCTTCCACAGTTGCTTTTGTTTGCTTCTTGGGCATAGCTTCGATCATCGGTCCAGTTACGACACGACCATCAAACTCCAAGCCCTCACGGTAGAGTTGTGTTGCGCCCTCGTCTTTATCGACGCTGGTCTTGTCGGCACTCATAATATACGATGCGCCATAGTTGTAGTTATTACCGGGCATAGGTTTCTCTCCCCTATGGTTGTTGTTGATTTTCTAGGAAGCCCGAACCGACTCTGGCGCGGTTTCTTCCTCTTCTTCGGTCAACTGCCTCTTGTTCTTCTGAGGAAATTGCATCATCCAAAGCCTGTTGATACGGAGCCATCTGCTCCGGAGTCATGTCGTAAAAATCTTGTGCGGGTCTGTTGTAGGCTTTTGCTAGGCGTTCCTGCGGATCAACAGAAATATCGCTAGGGAAAACCGCCTCTGCAAAAGGTATGCGGCCAGCTATTGTTCTGCCTACAACCGCACGAGTAGCCGCTTCGCCTGTTTTCTGGATTGCCTCATCAGCAAGGGCCTGTGCAGGGTCTAGGAGTGCCATTCCAACTCCTGCTGCCGCCACTCCTACGCCAAGTTTTTGTCCGGTTGTTGATCCCTTTGTTTCAGGAGCCTCGTAGTCAGGGTTGGTTAGCCTGTCAAGATCATCATTCCATAGCCCGTTGGCCTTCATAGTTTCAATCTGTTCGGGAGTGAATTTCACGAGTCCCTGCGGACCCTTTCCCGCCAGTTCTGCTTCAACCTCTACTTCTGCTCTGCCCTCTAAGCGTCCCTGCTCAAACAGAGCCTCTGCCTGTCCTTTTGCTTTACCTGCTTCTCTCACTTTTACAGGGTCATAGGCAGGCTGTTCTTCTAATAGCGTTAGGAATCTATTTAGGGATGCCTGCTGCTCTTCTAGGTTAGTGGACTGAAGTAACTCAAATCTTGCTGTGCGTAACTTTTCAATCTGTTCATCTGTTAGTCGAACTACGTTGCCTGTGTTTTCCATCAAGCCGCCCCGAAAATTTTCAGAGCCGTAGTCCGTAGGATTTTCTAAAAGAAATGGAATATCTCGTGTGGGAATGAGGCCCGTGCCTGTGTAGTTTTTAGACAGGGTAGCAGTGTTTGTGTGTCCCATAGCCCCCTTAACTAGGTCGTCGCGAACATTGAACTGTTCGATAAGATAGTTGGGTACGATAGAACGCATAACACCTATGGTCTTAAACGGAACCTTTGTGCGAACTCGTTCCCCTGCGTTGCTTCCCTCTACCTTTTTTGCCACATCCATAGTGGGTAGCAAATCTTCAAACGGTTCTAGCAGGGGTGTAATATACGTTTTAAATGCGGTTTCTACTTGTGTCTTTTTTACGTCAAAGAGAAGATCGGATTCAGACTCCTCTAGGGCTTTTAAAATAATTTGACCGCCACGAGATTGGGCTGACCACTCAAGTTCTGGACGGCCTTTCTTGTCGGTAGTCCTGACTTTTTTACCCTTAACCTTTACACCAAGTATATTTCCATCAGAATCACGCTGAATTATAACGTCAGTTTTTTTCAGTCCCAACAACTGTGCGGGACGATTTACTGTCATACGATGGTATTCTAAAAAGCGAGATACTTTCGCGCCGTACTTGGGATCGTTTTCTACTTGCGGGAGTGCCTCATCGTACATCGCATCGATTTTTTCTTTTTCGATGGTTCCTCGCATGGGGCGAGTTCCTTCGTTGTCCTCTGCGCTACTCTTTCCACCACGTTGAGTTCTTCCCGTGGATTCTCCTGTTAGGGGCGGATACATTGGACCCCTGCTTACAACCTCTCCGGATGGTCCCATCATGTCGGTTAGCTGAGATGTGATTCCCATCTCATCAAAGACAGGGCGCAGTGCATTTTCAAGAGCCTGCAAGTTACCCCATTTGTTTGACCTATACGGTGTGTCCGATGGACCCAAGAGGTCAACTATCTTCATGCCCTCAACCCGGTCAAACTTATTGAGGTCTTTGTAGGGCATGTCTACGTTGATGCCCAACTCTTTGAAGCCCGAAACCAAGCGACCCATACGATCTTGAGAGGATTCAGTAACTTTCAAGGCTTTATTCAGAGGAAGGGACTGACCAAATTCAATAGCTTCACGAACGGTAAGGGTGCCGTTCATAGCCTTTGCCGTCATCTCTTCTCTTGTGAGTGCCATAAATTAGTATCCGAATACTTCGTCTTGAACTTGGTGAACTTGGTTCTTGATTGCATTGAGTTGCTGGTGTATCGAAGCGTAGCCACTCATGCGTGTCATCATCCCATAACGCAGGGCATCGTACGCGTGATCCTCTGCCTTTGTGTCTACGTCTTCGCTGTTCGTCTTGGAGAGGGGTATGCCTGCAATCTGCTTGACGATGTTCTGGCACGAAGAGAAGAAGCGTAGGCGTGGTTCTTCTGTGTAGGGATCGTCAGCGAGGCGGCGGTGTATCTCCATCTTTCCCTGAATACGGTTGCGATCTGATGGCGTCCAGCGCACACCCTCACGCATCATCACTTCTGCAATTGATGGCCCGAAACCCGTCTTGTTCCAACATGACGAGTCTAGGACCGTGTAGTGAGGTAGGGGGTCTAGCTGTTCCGCTTCTAGTATTCTACCAGCTAGTTCCTCTGCTGTCAAGTGTTTTTGATATAGTTCTCTGTATATCCAGATATTGTTGTCCCAGTCGATTGCACCCCAGAGAACGCAGGAGGGTGCTGCGTATCCATAGTCGGCCATTCTGATGCGAGGCCAGTTCGTTGGGAGTTCGAATGGCTCTACGACATGCTTGGTTCGTGAGAACTCTGGGAAGGCGGCTCCCTCTGCTACGTCCCAGTCGCCTTCGAGGAGACGCCTGCGTTCTACTTCCGGCAGTGATCTGAGCATCGCCTCGTACTGGCCGTCTGCCATGAGGTGCGGATTGTCAGTCAAGCGGGCAGGGACGAACTTGCGGAAGAAGAGAGGCTGTCCCTCCTTCTCGTGTCCCTTCGGCCAGAGGAACGGCTTGTGCGTTTCTATATCGAAGGCAGGAAAAGGCTTATTCTCAGGTGTTCCTTCGATGTAGGTTTTCTTGACCCACCAACCACCCACTCCTCCGGGGTTGGCTGTGCAGCGCATGTACAGGTGTTGCTGGAGTTCAGGATCAGTAGTACGAAGGCG